TCACTCATCCGCAGCCATCACCTCGGGTCGGGCAGCCTCGCAATCCGTTCCCTCCTTGCGCCCCGCGCTGCCCAGCATGTTGATCGGTCGCTGCACCAGGTTGCCGTCGTCATCCCGAAACACCGTGACGAACTCGACCTTCGTGACCTGCTCGGCCTCGGGGCCTGCCCCCTCGAGACCAAGCCGCGTGCGCGCGGACGGCGTCAGACCCAGCTCAGACATGTACCGCCCCATCAGTTCCAGCTGCTTGTTGGCCACCGACAGCCAGGGCGATTGCTGGACGTGGCCGTTGGGCGTCTTGAGCAGCGTGGGCGTCTCGGCGAGCCTTTCCTCGGCCTCCACCCAGCGGGCATAGGCCTGGCAATAGGCCGCGAGCGCCGCGCGGTCCGCCAGCGTGAGAATGCCTGCGTCATGCAGGGGCGTCGCGAGCCGCCGCCATTCCCTGCGGGCTGCGTCACTGAGATGCGCCGGGCACCGTGGCAGTGCGCCCATCGACGTGTTGGTCAGCGTTCCGGCCTTCGGCTTCGGTTTGGGTCCGCGCATCGGGACCTCCTATGCCCTGTCCAGCAGAAGGAAAGGATTGTCCTCCTCGCGCGCGTCGCCAGCGGAGACCTGCGAGCGCGACGACGGGGTGAAGCCGAACTCGGCCGCGTAGCGCACCATGTCCGCCATCGCCTTGTTCGCAGCACCGACCAGCGGGTTGTGGATCACGTTGCCGGCTTTGGTGCGGATGATGAGCCCTTCCGTGACCGCATCCTTGTCCGCCATGCGCGCAAGCGCCGCCTCCGCGGCGACCCACCGGCCATAGGCCTGGCAATAGGCGGCCAGCGGGGCACGATCCAGGTTGCTCATGATGCCAAGCTGCACGATCTCTTCGATCACCCGCTCCCACTCCAGCCGCGCGGCCCCGGTCAGATGCTCGGGCGGCGCGGGCTGCGCCAGGTCCGGCACCGGCTCATGTTCGTTGAGCCGGTGTTTGCGGGCCGTCCCTGACAGGAGCTTCAGCTTCGTGGGCTTTGGTTTGCGTCCGCGCATGCCTCACCTCCCCTTTACCCTTTCCGACCCCCAGTCCGAATTCTGGCCATGAAAGAAAATGCCTGCCCCCGCCGGTCCCGTGGCAAGGCCTCCGGAGATTGACCCTCCCCCCTCATGCCGCGCTCTCCAGCCGCTCCGCCGCGATCTCGTCGAGGTCGCGCCCATCCCCGCCGAGCGTGGCGCTCTGCCCGGTGGACGCCTGCCAGCGCCGCACGGCCACATCCACGTAGGCCGGGTCGAGCTCCATGGCATGACAGGCCCGCTGCGTGCTCTCGGCGGCAATCAGCGTGGTGCCCGATCCGCAGAACGGCTCGTAGACCGCCTGCCCCGCGCTGGAGTTGTTGAGGATCGGGCGCCGCATGCACTCCACCGGCTTTTGCGTGCCGTGGACCGTCTCGGCGTCCTGGTCGCGGCTGGGGATCGACCACAGCGTCGACTGTCGGCGATCCCCCGACCAGTGGCCCTTGCCGCGCACGGCGTACCAAGCCGGTTCATGCTGCCAGTGGTAGTGCCCGCGGGAGAGCACATGCCGGTCCTTGGCCCAGATGATCTGGCTGCGGATGTCGAACCCGCAGGCGGCGAGGCTCTCGGCGACCGTGGTCGCATGCAGCGCTCCATGCCAGACATAGGCCACGTCGCCCGGAAAGAGCGCCCAGGCATCCCGCCAGTCCGCGCGGTCGTCGTTCATCACCTTGCCCGTGCGCTTCGTCTCCGATGCCCCGGCCCGGTTGCGCCAGTCCGGGTCGTACGCCACGCCATAGGGCGGGTCCGTCACCATCAGGTGTGGGCGTACATCCCCCAGCAGCCGGGCCACGTCGGCCTCAGATGTCGCATCTCCGCACAAGAGCCGGTGGGGGCCGAGGCACCACAGATCGCCCGGGCGTGAGACCGGTTGCGCGGGCGGCTCAGGGGTGTTCTCCTCCCGCGGGTCGGCCGTGTCGAGGGCCAGCAACTTGTCCAGCTCCCCGGCCGCGAAGCCCAGCCCCTCCAGGTCCACCCCGAGATCAGACAGCTCGCCCAGTTCCAGCGACAGCAATTCCCGGTCCCAGCCCGCCTGCTCGGCCAGGCGGTTGTCGGCGAGAATGTAGGCCCGCTTTTGCGCCGCGCTCAGGTGCCCCAGCTCGATCACCGGCACCGCGCGCAAGCCCAGCTGCCGCGCCGCCAGAACCCTTCCATGCCCCGCGATGATGCCGTTCGCCCCATCCACCAGCACCGGGTTGTTGAACCCGAACTCGCGGATCGAGCCCGCGATCTGCGCCACCTGGGCCTCGGAATGCGTGCGCGCATTGTTGGCGTAGGGGATGAGATCGGCGACCGCGCGCTGCTCGATGGCACGCGCGCCGGTCAGTCCAGTTTCTGCCCGTTCGGGAAGTTCTTTGCCCTGCATGCCTGGCCCCTTGCCCAATTACGCCGCCTGTGCCCGCAGTCTATCACGCCACCTAAGTCATTGTCATCTTGACATTAATTTCCAAACAGCGCTGTTGGACGCCAAAGCTTGCCAGTGCCATGACCCCGCTGGCGCAGCAGAACCGCGGGCAGGCGCGAGAGGTGGGACAGATGGGACAGAACAGAACCTTTTTTCTCCCACGCGCGCGCGTGAGGCAGAAATGGTTTTCATCTGTCCCATCTGTCCCACTCCCACTCGGATTGACAGGACGCGCACGGAAAGGTTGAACTCGTTACGGGAGGAAAACAAAACCATGGGGCACATCCATCTTGGCGTCTTGCCGGGAACCAAGAGATGGAAGGACGTCGTAGGACTACTGGCGGACGGCGCGGCGCCTCGACGGGTAATCGCGGCGAGTGCGCATGCAGCCGAGAAGGATCTGCAACGTGCTGCGGGCAATCCGGTTTTCTCGGAAGCCGTCAAGTTGCTTTCGATGCTCCCCGTTGCGGCCAGTGAAGAGGATTTCACCGATGCGCTGTCGCGGCTCAAGCTTTCCGTGAAACCTCATCCAGAACTCTTCGACATCCTGGCATCCATTGGCGACCGCCTTGACCAGCGTTTGCACGAAACGGGTTCACATGACGACTTCGCTGAACTTGTAAGACGCTCGCTGCTGTCCAACATCACCACACATGTCGGTGACCGATTGCCCGGGTTAATCGCAACAACTCCGGCCGACGTTCAACTCGCCATCCGACAGACGGCTGCGCCGCGGGAATTCGCCGTCTATGCCCGGGGATTTTTCACGCGGCTTGTCGGAGAAACATTGCGCTATTGGCTCGACCGAGAACTCGCTAGCCACATGGGAAGCGATGACTACCTCGCGGACGCAGGGAAGCGATCCGAATTTGATAAGGCTCTGATGCAGTTCTGCATGGAAGCCACCTTCATTGTCAGGGAGTTTTCCGCCGCGTGGTTTCAAAAGCGATTGTACGAAGATGGCGAGATTACCGAACGCGCCGCGGCTGCATACGGCGCAGTGGCTCTCAAGAAGATCCGTGAAGAACTGACATTAAAATGGACCGGCGAATGACCAGTTCACACGTTACCCATGTCCGCCCTGGAAAGTCCGCGAAGCGTCAGTCTATCCGCATCAACGGGCCCGACGCCACTTTTAGAATAAAGCACGACGCGATTGAAGAACAATTCAAGGAACCCCTAAATGATCTGCAAAATGACCTTCTGGAAATCGCGTCATCGGTCTTCTTTGCAGATACTACGTTTCCACGCGGTGGGGACAGCCGACCGCAAATGGGAGTAGGCTGGCAACGCAACCTGAATTTCGAATTGGCCGTTAGGCAACCAGAAATATGGCGCCGTCCCGAGATCACCGATGCTCTCAAGGACGCCATCGAATTCATGACCGGTGACAGTGTGAGTTTCGAATTCACCAATAAAGCGGCCGCCGAACCAGCTGAACCTTATCTCCCGTTTGATCCGAATGCCGCCCCCTACCAGGCCGATGAGGTGATCCTGTTTTCTGGAGGCTTAGATTCTTTCGCAGGCGCACTCGAGGCTCTAAAGGTGCGCACGGGGAAAGTCATTCTCGTCACCCACAGATCAGCCCCAAAAGCAATTACCCGCCAGAACGATCTCGGAGAATATTTGAAACGTAAGTTTGGCGGTCGTATTCTTCATGTTCATGTCAGGGCAACCCGGTCTGGCAGGGTAAGCAAGGAATCTACTCAACGGTCACGATCCCTTCTTTTCACGGCACTGGGCTACGTGGTGGCCAAAATGGCGGGCGCACCCCAGGTCAGTTTCTACGAAAATGGTGTCGTTAGTCACAACCTACCGATCAGCCCCCAGGTTGTCGGCACCATGGCATCACGCACGACTCATCCCTTGGTTATCAAGAAGCTCCAAGCCCTACTCGACCTTCTGGAAGACGGATCCGTGCGGCTTCTGACGCCATTCGAATGGCTTACAAAGACCGATGTCGTCAGGAAGATCGACGAGTTCGGTGCATCGTGTTGTATCTCCAAGAGCGTCAGCTGCACCACTCTGAGAAACGAGTCAAAAGAAACGCACCACTGCGGTGTATGCTCCCAGTGCATCGACCGACGTTTTGCAATTCTAGCCGCCGGGCTGGAAGAACATGACAGGAGTGGCGACTACAAGACGGACGTCATCGCAGGCGAACGGGAAACACCGCGCAACAAGACGCTGGCGCTGGAATGGGTGCGTCATGCCGGCCGTCTTGCCGACATGAGCATCATGGAATTCGCGCAGCGTTTTTCAAGCGACCTCGTGCGCATCACATCAGCGTATTCCGATTTAACAAGCAACGAGGTCGTCGAGAAATGTTTCAATTTGCACCGAATTCACGGCAGGACAGTTCAAAAGACGATCGAGAAAGAAATCGAAAAACGGAAGAAATCTCTGAGCCGAGGCGAGATGCCACCAACATCCCTGCTAGCGCTCTTCATCGGAAATGCCCAAATGGACATCCCGACCCTGGACGACAGTCTGACACTGATCGAAGCTCCATCCGGCGAGCCTGCTCCAGTGACTTTGAAAGGGGATGTTCCCCCCTCTCTCTTTCCCCTGCTCGTGGCATTCTATTTCAATGAAAAGCCGCCCAGACACATCGTCGAGGTCAGCGGCCTCGGCTTCGTGCGCGGTGCGCCGGCCGCAGTGGCACACAATCTGAAGCCCTACTACGAGGAAGATCTTGCTGCCGGGCTGGCCCCGGAAAATCATCGCTATATCAGCCCCGGAGAGTTGGCGACAACGCGGCGCTATGTCTCGCGAAACACGGTGTCCCAACAGGTCAAGCGGTGTCGGAAGGAACTTGCTGAGTTCTATCAGGCCGTGATGCAGGAGAAACCTGATCGCGACCTTCTCATCGAGAATTTCAGGCCGAAAGGATATCGTCTTGATCCATTGCTTCGTATCGTGCGCCGAGACCAGGTGAGTTCGGAGCGGTAACCTTGACCGCATTTATCGGCGGATAGGGCCATCTGTCATATTCGACAGACGGTTATGTCATTTTCGCGAAAGCCAGGCGCTTGTTCACAGGGGTTTGCGGGACGATTTCTGTCATTTTCGCGCCTGTAGAAGTCATCGGCCGATCCCTTACAAGGCATTGATTTTACGCACTATTATTGATGCGCAAGTCAAATTCGAGGATCACATGAACATCGAAAGCGAAAATGAACCGCCGTCGGCCGATTTCACGCTGATGCGTGAACGCGCATTGGCACAGCGCTGGAACAAGTCCCTTCGCACCCTGCAGCGCTGGAGGAGCGAGGGCTACGGGCCCGCATACATCCGCATCGGCGGCACAGTCCATTATCGCGTGGGCGACGTGCTCGCCTTCGAGGATCGTCAGCGGCAAGGCGGGGAGGAAGGCTGATGACACTTCCCGCCACGACACCCGCCCCGCAGATCGACGCCGAAATGATCGCGACATTCGTCGACGTTCTCTTCGGCTACCTAGATGGTCCGGTCCCGGTCCGGCTTCTGGCCGAAACGGGGACACCCGTCCAGCCGCCCAAGGCCTTCACGCGTCCGTGCGCCAGCCTCGCAGGGGACCTGATCGCGCCTGCGGAAGCGGCCGCACGGAGTTCCCGCGCGGTCTATCTCGTGCCCGGCACGGTCGACCCGGGACGCTCCGGCAAGGCCGAGGACATCCAGAGCACAGGCGTTGTGCTCGTCGATCTCGACGAGGGCGACATCGCGCAGAAACGCAAGCATCTCGAGCACCACCTTGGCTGCGCATCCATGGTGGTCGCGTCGGGCGGGTACACGGAGGATGGCCAGGAAAAACTCCACCTGTACTGGCGCCTGACAGAAGCCGCAGAGGGCAACGACCTCGAGCGCGTTCGACTGCTGAGAGAACGGATCGCGGCTCTGGTGGCAGGGGATTCATCCTTCAAGAGCCTCCATCAGCCGATCCGCGTTGCCGGGACCATTCACGGCAAGCACGGACGGCACGCCCTCGCACGGATCGAGGCGACCACCACGGTCGAGTATGAGCTTAGTGACCTGGCGGACTGCACGGCCAACATGCCGCCGATCGCCGGGTCCACGGCAACGTCGCTTAACCTCGATGTCGGGAAGACGGGTCCCAGCGCCGCCGACCTGACCACGCGGACGATCCGCGCGGGCGCCGTCGACGAGGTCACGCGCTTCCAGGCGCTCTCGAAGGTCATCGGTCACTGGCTGAGAAATGCGCGCTTGGGTCGTTGCAGCATCGATGAGGCCTGGAGCGCGGTTGTCGATTACAACGCCGCGTCAATTTCTCCGCCCTGGGACGAGAGCAGACTTCGGCGTGAATTCGATGCCCTGCAGCGGCGGGACCTTGAGACCCAAGAACCGCCTGCGAGACCCACCGATCCGCAACAGCCGGCCACGCAGTTCAGCGACGACACGCTCGCGGCCCTGTTCGTGGATCGCGAGGGTGTCGACTGGCGGCACGTCGCGGCCTGGCGGGCCTGGTTCACGTGGACCGGCCTCTGCTGGCAACGCGACGAGACAGGCCTGGTGCGCGAACAGGTCCGACAGGCTTGTCGAGCCGCGGCACAGGCATGTGAAAAACCGAACGAGGTGCGTCGGATATGCAGCGACAAGACCATCTCGGCGGTGGTCCGCATCGCCGCGAGCGACCCTTCGATTGCCATACGCACATCGGCACTGGACGCCCACCCGATGCTCCTCAACACGCCGGCCGGTGTGATCGATCTGGAGACGGGGGAGGTCCGGGAGCACGACCGCGACCTTCTGCTGACACAGACGACCGCGGCCTCGCCGGGCAGCGGCTGTCCGCGCTGGACGCGGTTCCTCGAGGAGATCACGGGCGGGGATGAGGAACTCCAGGCATATCTTAAAAGGCTCGCCGGCTATCTCCTGACCGGATGCACCTCCGAGCAGATATTCGCGTTCTTTCACGGAGGCGGTGCGAACGGCAAATCCGTGTTCATCCAGACGCTGGCCTCCGTACTCGGCGATTACGCTGCAACTGCGACGCTGGACACGTTCATGGCGTCGTCCACCACCAAGCACCTGACCGAACTGGCCGGGCTGCGCGGGGCCCGCATGGTCATCGTGCCGGAAACCGATCCGGGCCGGGCCTGGGCCGAAGGACGCATAAAGAGTGTGACTGGCGGCGAGACGATCCGTGCGAACTTCATGCACCGGGATCACTTCGAGTTCACTCCCCAGTTCAAGCTCATCGTGGCCGGAAACCATCGGCCCTCGCTTTCGGGCACCGGTGAAGCAATGCAGCGGCGGCTGCACCTTGTTCCCTTCGAGGTGACGATCCCGCCCGAGCGACGCGATACCCAACTCATGGCCAAGCTCCAGGACGAGCGCGATGGCATCCTCGGGTGGATGCTGGAGGGATGCGCCGAATGGCGCGCGCAGGGTCTCTCCCCTCCAGCCGTCATTCTCTCAGCCGCCGCCAGCTACTTTGCCGAAGAAGACCTCGTCGGCCAATGGCTCGAGGAGGCATGCGAGACCGGCCCCCACTGCAAGGCGACGGCCCAGTCGCTGTTCTCGAGCTGGTCACAGTGGGCGGACGCGGCTGGACACCCGAAAGGCACGAAGAAAACTCTCGGCGAAGCGCTGCGTCAGAAGGGCTTTTCCAGCGGCAAGGTCATGCGGACGCGGGGCTGGATCGGCCTGAGACCCGCCGGCAGGGGGCCTGACGCCCCGGAGGGCCAGCGATGAACCCGCTCGATCCTTGCCACATGCGACCGCTCGAACGCCGCGCGGAACTGTGTCGCATCCTCGCGCTTGGCCTGGTGCGCCTGCGCGCCCGGCAGTCAAGCGGACAATCTGCGCTTGCTGGAGACTTTCCGCTACACAATCCGGCCGACCGGAGCGGTCATGCAACTTCAACTCGGAAGGAGCACGCATGACGACCCACGATCCCATCCCCGCGCGCCTGGCCGCGCTCAAGACCGCCACAACGCCGGAGCTGAAGCAGCAGTGGCGCGACCTGTTCGACAGCGAACCGCCGCCGTTCAACCGCCGCTACCTCGAGAGCCGGCTGGCCTATCGCATCCAGGAACTGACCTATGGCGGACTGAAGCCCGAGACGATCCGGCGGCTGGAGCGGCTCGGCGAGGAACTGGACGGCGGCGACCGGAAGAAGAGCAGGATGCGGTCTGACCAGATGCCCATCGCCGGCACGCGATTGATCCGCGAGTGGCAGGGCGTCGAGCATGTCGTCACCGTCACCGCCGACGGGTTCGAGTGGCAGGGGCGGCCCTACACGTCGCTGTCGGCCATCGCCCGCGCCATTACCGGCACGCGGTGGAACGGCTGGGTGTTCTTCGGGCTCAAGAACCGGAGGGCGCGGACATGAAGGAAGAAAAAGTCAACAGGGTTGTCCACAAGCAGCGTTGCGCGATCTACACGCGCAAATCCTCCGAGGAGGGGCTCGAGCAGGAGTTCAACTCGCTCCACGCCCAGCGGGAGGCCTGCGAGGCCTTCATCGCCAGCCAGCGATCCGAGGGCTGGGTGCTGGTCCGCGATCAGTATGACGACGGCGGCATCTCGGGCGGCACGCTGGAACGGCCCGGCCTGCAGCGGCTGCTGGAGGACATCGAGGACGGGCTGGTGGACGTGGTGGTGGTCTACAAGATCGACCGCCTCAGCCGCTCGCTCGCCGACTTCGCCAAGCTGGTCGAGGTTTTCGACCGCAACGGCGTGACGTTCGTCTCGGTCACCCAGAGCTTCAACACGACCACGTCGATGGGGCGGCTGACGCTCAACATCCTGCTCAGCTTTGCCCAGTTCGAGCGGGAGGTGACGGCGGAACGCATCCGCGACAAGGTCGCCGCCAGCCGCAAGAAGGGCATGTGGATGGGCGGGGTGCCGCCCTACGGCTACCGCGTCGAGAACCGCAAGCTGATCATCGACGAAGAGCACGCCGCGCATGTGCGCTGGATCTTCGCCCGGTTCCTCGAGATCGGGTCCTGCACGGAACTGGCGCGGGAGGTGGGCAAGCGCGGCGTCCGGACGCCGCGCGGCAACCGGATCGACAAGAAATACATCTATCGAATGCTCAACAACCGCGCCTACATCGGCGAGGCGGTCCACAAGGGCGACAGCTATCCCGGTGAGCACAACGCCATCATGGACCGAGAGACGTGGGACCGGGTCCACGCGATCCTGCAGGAAAGCCCCCGGAAGCGCGCCGCCCGGACCCGTGCCGAGACGCCCGCATTGCTGAAGGGGCTGCTGTTCGGGCCGGACGGTGCCGCGTTCTCACCGACGCACACGCGCAAGGGCGGCAAACTCTACCGCTACTATGTGAGCCAGACGGTGCTGAAGCATGGTGCTGGGGCGTGCCCCATCGGCCGAGTGTCGGCGGGCGAGATCGAGGCTGCCGTCATCGACCAGCTGCGCGCCGTGTTACGGCAGCCAGAGATTGTTGCGGGCACGTGGAAGGCGGCGCGCACCCACATCGACGATGTCACCGAGGCCGACGCTCGCAGGGCTCTGCAGCAGCTCGACCCGCTGTGGGACGAACTGTTCCCAGCCGAACAGGCGCGCATCGTGGCGCTGCTGGTCGAGCGCGTGGACATTGGCACGGAGGGGCTGAACGTGCGCCTCCGCGTCGACGGGCTAAGCGGCCTCGCGCGGGAGATGCAGACCGGCGGGGTCGGAGCGGCCGCATGACCCGCGGGGCGCCGATACCAGAGACGGTGACGCTCCACGTGCCGTTCCGGATCGTAAAGCGTGGCGGGCGGAAGGAGATGCAATTGCCGGATGGCGCCGCGCAGCCGAGGCGGACCGACAATACGCTCGTCAAGGCGCTGGCCCGCGCGTTCCGCTGGAAGCGCATGCTGGAATCGGGCGAGTTCGCCACCATCGCCGAACTGGCTCAACGCGAGGGAATCGCGCCGTCCTACATGACCCGCGTCCTGCGGCTGACCCTGCTCGCGCCGGACATCGTCGAGGCGATCGTGGACGGGACGCAAGAGCCGGAGGTGACGCTGGCGCGCGTGCTGGAGCCGTTCCCGGTGGAGTGGGCCGAACAACCACAATCCTTCGCAAGATCGACGCAATCCGTGGCAACTTGA